TGAACATAATCAAAATACCGTGAAAAAGAATATCCAATAACATATTCCTGACCTTCAGGAATCTTTTGTGCATTGTTCTTTTCTATAAAAGCCTGTCTCTTAGACGGTTCTATATCACGTAAAATATGTAAAAGATTGGTCCTATGCTTCCAATCACAAAGTTCCTTGGCTATATTCTGCCAATACGTTGCAATGTCATATCCAAATCGACGAGATCCAGTATGTATAATTAAATAAGTATATCCATCCTTGCGCTGCTCTAAGGAAATAAAGTGATTACCACCTCCTAACGTACCAAGCGAACGCATATAATATGAATACATATTTGACTTATCAATATTCTTTGAAACGTCCTTAACACACTTTGCCAACCAAATTAAATGCTTTTCATTTAATTCAGGATCAACATTATGTATTGAATCTCCTGATGGAACCCTAGTGCGAATAATCTTATCTAAGATTTCAAAATCAAAATTTTCAGGAAGTACACCCAACTTAACCGCAGCAACACCACAACCAATATCTACTCCAATGGTATTAGGAATAGCACAATAATCACCATTAGAATCCTTATTTAACTTTATAGTAGTACCTACAGTTGAGCCCTTTCCAGCATGAGCATCAGCCATAACACGAATCTTTGCATTCTTATATGCTTCACATGAGCAAATTACTTCGATTTGCTTAATAGTTTCTGCATCTAAATTTTCAGTCATTGAATAAGCTGTTTGATATGTTCCCTTTATTTCTATCATGTGCTGGTAAATATTTTATTAATTTTAAATTAAGAATGATTTCCGCTACTATATTCATCTATTATTGAGTTAACTCTATCATGAAAATCTGAAGAATATTCTTTAAACTCAAATGACGCATCTCCAGGTTCACCATGATAATCTTCAAAATCAATAAACATTTTTGCAAATGGATAATGATTTGGATCAAAGTCAATGGCAACATTAAAATTATCTAATCCAAAGTTTGCGCGCCAGCTGTACACAGGACCAAATGTTGCAGTATATGAAGTCAAAGTCCAATTCGGATCATTTTCAAATAACTTTTTAAATAATTCAAGATTCCAAGATTTAGTTTCCATATTTCAATTTTGATTATGTATGTGGAAAATTAGTCTATATTAAAAATTACAATACTCAACAATCTCTGATCCAGAATCCATCATATTAGCAGCATATTGTAAGAAAAATTTAAATTTTTCCTTATTTACTGTATGATATTCTGAATCATATTCAATATATTTTAATATGTTACCTAACCCAGTAATTTGCAATCTTGCATAATCTCTATCAAATTTCTGCTTATTAATAGTATCTAAATAATCCAATATTTCAATTTTACTACTTGGAAAAACTTGTTTAATATTAGATTTAATATCTTGATATGCTTTTGTTTTGGTAAATTTAATCAAATATTTTGAATACATTTCACCAATTTCATCACAATCTGTATAATCTTCAATTATGTTTAATATTTCATCAGGTGTTTTTTGTTTTTCAATAAAATCATCAATAACGCAATCTGATTCATAGCTAGATACAGAAACAGGGAGTTTCATTTCATCTTTCCAAACAGCTGCTAATACCAATGAAATATTGTCAGCAATTTTACCTCTATAATCAAAACTAATTTCCCAGAAAGGTTTACATTTAATTACATCTGGAATAATCTTATCATTTACATTATGAATATGTAATGTAATGGAATGACTTGAGGATGAATTGGTTTCAAATACACCGTGTCTAATTTGTTTCATTATTTTTCCTGGATTTTAAATTCACATTTACCAATGCTATACCCATAGTATTTAGAAAGAGTCTTAAGCATTTTAGTTTCAGCTTTTGCAAGAGTTTTCATAATTGCAGATTGAATTGCATTTACATCTGTGACTTTGAATTTAAGCTTATTTTCAAATCTTTCAGAAATAACATTACAATTTTTTAAAGTTATTGGATAGCAAAATTCATCATACTCATGCCAGTAATCATGGCAATATATGTTAGCTACTAACATATCAGCTTTGCCATTATCACTATATTCATACAAACCTTCAATTGAAATAGTTGCAATTGGAGTTTTGCAAGTTTCAGCATAATATTCAGCTACTGGAATTTCATAATCACTATTTTCTTCAAAGTCTTTATTCAAAAATGGTTTTGTAACTGGCTCCATACCAACAGCATAAGCATCTTTAAATGACTCAATTACATTACCACAATCATCATATGGTACAAGAGTATATTTTAGAAGTTTTTTATTGAGTTGAATTGTAGTCATATTCAAAAAATTGTCTAAATTTATATTTTATAGATTCTTATTTAATTATGATTTCAAAATGTATATCATCTATATTTCTATAATAAATTAAATTTCCTTTTTCATCATATTTTTGCCATTTTTCATAACCATCAGAACGCTCTAAATGAATTATATTGCCATTCTCATCATATTCATACTTAAACCACTCAGTTTCAGACCCAGAATGTATATAAGATACATCATTATGAGAATTATAAGTATAACGAGTGAAGAAACCATTATACATGACTTCGCTGGGCTTTACATTGTCCCATTCATAATGATATGACTTGTAATAAGACTCACCTGCACGTTCTAAAATTATTCTACCCTTTTTATCAAATTTCTTCTCAGAAGTCATTATATCTGATGAAAAATTTTTTATGGATGATATTTTACCATTATCATGATATTCATATGTTGTAATTCTTCCAGGTCTCTTACCCTTAGATTTGATAAGTTGATTCTTGTCATTATATTCATTCTTTTTCAGAATGAGTGCTTTGTATTCTACAAAAGGAACTTCACAAATAACTAAAAGTTTATTTGTAGTAATTGTATTCCAAAGTTTGTCATTGTGAGTTCCAAGATCTTCAACTTTAAGAATTTTCAAATCATTTATATCAATATCACAGTCTGAAATAAGTTCTTCAAGAGTTTTATAGTAGTGCATTCCTACGTAAGACGCAGCATAACTAAACTGTCGTGTTATTTCATAAGTTTTACCGACTTCAAAAATAAGTTCATCCTGTTTAAAATTTTTAGTAGCAATATATCCAATTTTCTGTTCCATAGTAGTTCCTTTTTTTGATTATGTGTAATTTAGTTTTATATAAAATTATTAAAATTTGTTATAAAAGTATTGTATTTTTTAACTAAATCTAAAAACTTTTCAACTTTTTATTGTTAAAATCAATCTTTTTGCTTAAATATTAAGAAAAGTAATTGGGAATGACTTCATAAGTCTACTCAATAGAGGGTTAGTTATGAACCCAGAAGTTATAGTAATATAACTTCAAATGATTTCATTTAAAAAGTTTAAGAATTTAAATAATCTTTAATAATTTTAAATGAAGTTGATATAATCAATACCCACTTTTCAATTTCTCCTCTACTTTGTTGCAATATTGAAATTGTAATGAATTAATTAAATCCATCATTCTTACCATATATTGATCATTTTGTTTGAAAGCTTCATCATGCAACATATTAATTAAATTGCATAAATGTTTGTATTTCAATTTGTATTTAGTTTTCTCAACATCAAGTTGTTTAATTGCAACCTGAGTATGATAATCTAATGAATCAATGTCTTCCATTAAACTTCCAATACTGCTTTCTTATCAAAATGATCATTTGAATCATAATCAACATAACCTACACTATTTTCCATAATTTTTACACCATTATATTCAAATGATTTAGTTTGATGGGTATGTCCATAGATCCATGCTACTGGATTAACTTTATCAATTAATTGTGATAAATCACTTGTATAAGCTGAGTTAGCATCACTACTTCTGTAACATTCTGCTATACAATCTGGATGACAACCATGATGCGTCATTATAACTTTTTTAACAGGTATTCTAGTGATTTTCATATTATCACTTTCTTTATTAAAAATAGTTTTAATGGTTGTATATTCAAGCATTGAAAGTGATTGATATGTTTTAAGATGTTCGAAGATAGTATGACCAGGGTTGAGTTTTTCATTTGAGTTATAATTACACATATTGTAATCATTCATATGACTCCAAACTACTGAAAATTCTTCTGGTTTAATATAACTCCAAAGAGTTGCTCCATACACCCTTACAATAAAATCTTTATCATCTAAATCAACAAAATTATTATTTATTAGAGTCACATTATTATGTATTTGAACCTTGTCTATTGTGGGTTGATACATATTAAAAGCATTGAGGATATAAAGTGGAAACCCTCCATAATATTCATGATTACCTGGAATAAGTATAGTTTGCTTCCAATTATCACGACAAAATTTTAAAAAATCATCACAGCATTTTTCATAGATACTATTATCTCTTTTGTCTGTCAAATAACCTGTGTCTCCTGCAATAAGAAGATAATCAGCTTGTGGTTTAATATGCTTTTTTACCCAAGTCTTGTTCTCAGGGAACTCTAAATGTAAATCTGATAAATATTGAAGTTTCATATAATTTAAAAAGCTACAAATTTAATTGTAGCTTTTAACGTATTTTAATTATATCTATATGTTGGGCAATATATATCTGTTATCAATGTTGGATCATTAAACATATCCGGATCCAAATATCCAAAACCGTTTTGCCCCCAAAACTTACCCCAACTATTAGCAAATTCAATATATTGTTTATTATTAATGGTTTTTAACCCAGTCAAACAAATAGCATGATAACCATTTAATGAACCTATAGGCATACTAACAACACCATTCACATTAATTGATTGATCATACACAGCCCAACAAGCAAATACAGGTAATTTTTCGACTGTGAGTGCATATTTTATTTCATTTAAATTGTTAGAAATTCTAAAATATTCTTTAATTTTAAATGCATCATCTAAATTATATTGGCCTGGTTTACTATCAGGTGAACACATATTATTGCTATACACACCATATGTTTTAAGAGCATTCATTAAGCACCTCATATATGCACCACCATCTCGATACTCAAGGTTTGCTTCTTTTCGAGCCCAATAATACACCCACCATGGATTAATTTTAAAGTCACCGGCAATATCATTACCAGCAATTCTATTTAATAATACATTCATCGCGTACATTGCACTATGACCAGTACAAGAATTTGTACTGCCCTGATTTAATATATTACCAATATATTTACACAATGAATAATCATCAAACTGCTCAGGCATTTCATGCATCATATCTGTTTGAATACCTGCTAAATGATCACTATATTTATAGTCTCGACTATCTGGAATATCCGGACCAATAACACCTAAACCATTTTCCATTATTCTTTATACTCCCAATTTAAATTTTTAAATGCTTGTCTAATTTCATCTTTTGAATATTTAGATGTAATACTTTCAGGTAATTTAGTCTGATATTCTGGATGTTCCAAACATTCAAATTGAATTGTTTGAATGTTTTGTAATCTTTTTAGTTGAATATTAGCTGAAGTATTGGCGGTTGCTTCAGCTCCATAATACACTGGAATATCTGTAATACACCCACCAATACAGAGAATACTGAAAATTGAAAATAATAATATATTAATATGTTTAATCATGTCGTTTCTCCTTAAGCTTGCCAAATATTCTACGTTCATTTAAGAACATACCCTTTTTAACCTTGCCATAGTTTTCAACTTCTACATTTGTAATGAGAATGCCTTTATCATTTGGAAACAACACAATGTCATTAGCTTTACAAAGTTCTACTCCCTGCCCGGTGAGAATAACCTTGCCTTTTCTCCAGAGATTTTTAACCACAGCTCCAGGTAGCACTAATCCATTACGCTCAACTTCAGCATTTTCATTTTCATCTAAATATTCAACAAGAATAATATCATCAAATAATTGTGACAATACACAATCATCAAGATTCATCTGAGTATTTGTATAATCTGATACATCTACAAGACTTCTTGTTCCAGCTATTGTTGTTATATCGTTTTCTTCAGTCATTTTTCAATTTCTTTTGCAAACTTAATTAAATTATTTACTTCTTTAATAGATAGTTCTTTATTATAAGCTATACATTTTATTTTATCTTGCAGTTCTTGCTCTTTTTTTGTAAGAGTGTCGGTGGTTTTTGCAGATTTTTTAATATATGCTATTTTTTTGTATCGTAACTTAGGTATAATTGTATGAAATAATCTATACAATTCCATTGGTGTTAAATTAATTTTATTATTTTCATTTAACATAAAATTAATGTATTCACACATTTCTGGTGAATACATTGATGCATATCTATTTATTAAAAATGGTGCAAATAATTTCAAATCATCTTCATTAGGCATTTGTTCTTTTTTATAAAACAACACCTCATTAATCATTTGAAATGTGTTATCCATTAAATTGTAGTCAATTTAGATGTTGCTAGAGTAATATCATCTACCATTTGGTAAAACAAATCAATAACCCCTTTCATAAATTGGTCACACTGTTCATCTGTCATTTTAGTTGAATATGCAAAACCAGGAGCTTGTTTACCAGCATTAATATTAATAGCAGTATGTGACATTGCAAATCCATTTCTAGAATAAGCAATACTTACTGATGCTTTTCCTTTATCATGCAATTTGCCATCAGAACCTTCAAATTCTTCCAACACCATAATATCATCACCATCAACCATAATAGGTTTTTGAATAATTTGATAAAGCTTATTAGCAATTTGTGTGTTAAACAATCTTTGAAATGCAACTGCACCAAATGCATCTAGATGTGGAATTTGCCAACAAAAATTAATTGCATCTTCTGAATAAATGTAATCTTTTGCTAACATATCTTCTAAATCAATCATACCTTCAGCTTCAACTTTCATTGGAGCTCTAAAAGCAATAATATTGCCAATTGGTAATGTTTTTGACGTAAAGAATGAATAGGCAAATGGCTTGTGAATTAGATTACCCTGATAGTAATCATAACCCGTTACTTGTTTTAATTCATCTCTATTTACTATCATTGTTTAAAAATTTTAATGTATTAACTGAAACCAAGCTGCTATTTCACCAACATATATAGGATGTTCATAATTGCCATCTTTAGTAACCATATGTACAACTGATTTACAACTATCAGTATATCCATTAAACCAATTCGAAAAATTGTCAATTATATATTTTTCAAATTGGTCAATAGTACCTTCAAAAAATTCAATTTTTGAATTTTTTGTAATAAATGCACTTTTAATAACAATTACTCTAATCATGATATTAAAAATATATTTTTTAACTTCTCATTATGTTCTTTAAAAAACACACTAAATTGTTCTGGTTTTGACATGATATTATATAATGCAAATTTCATACATAGTGTAAAAAATACACGTTTCATCGGTTCTGGCCATTTCATTTTAAATTGCTTTTCATATATACGTTGTTCTCGCGGTTCATTAATTTGCCAGCCTTGTGATAAATCTACCAATTTTAGATTTTTCTCTACTATTTCTTGTTGTTCAGATGTGAATTGAGATTCACCTGAAATATATTTTTGTGCACGTTTTATACCTATTTTTTCTAAACCTTTAATATTATCAGAAACATCACCTATAATAGCTTTTTGCAATACAAATTTTTCAACGGGTATACCTATTAATGCTTCAAAATTTACAATATTATACTCTTGTTTTTTAATTGGATTATATACTTTTGTATTTGATGATACTAATTGTAATAAATCTTTATCCACACTAATAATAACAAAATCATCGTCTAAATGCTGTGTGGTGCACCAATGCATAATATCATCTGCTTCAAGATAGCCTGGGTACATAATCTTAACACCGAGTGATAGTAAAAACCTGTTGATATCGTCTATATGTTCATATACTTTTTTATTATAATTTTCATCTCTACCTTGTTTATATTCACATAATTCTTGTCTAAAATTCTTACCTTCATCTAAATGCATTTTTTTATCCCATGTACAAATAATCTTATCTGACGGATATAATTCAGCATACAATTTAATTGATTTTAAGAATATTTCTAAATAGAGGTTTGAATATTCTTGTTCTTTGTATTTTGCAATCCAAAATGCTCTATGTAAGAGATTATTACCATCTATTAATAAATACTTCATACATTCAATAGTAATTAATTAACGAAAAAACCCTCTGATTCTCAGAGGGTTGATTATCAAATATATAATTAGAACTTTATAAAAAATTCGAGTATAAAACTAGAGAAGCTTTAGCTTCCTCGTAGTTCACTCTACTTCAATAGTGTTTGTGTCTTTGGTAGGCTGCTGTTTGTTAGCAGCTTCTTGTTTAAACGTTCTGATACGTTCAAATAAACCTTTATAATTAGAAATCAAATTAGCATGTAAATTGCCATCCTCACCTGCACCTACTGATTCTACCACTGTAATATCCACGACATTAAAATATGCTACACAGTCATCATGTTTTGTAATATCGAATAGTTCAATAAACACATATGGTAAAATTGAAAGTTGAGCTGGTTTACCTTGACCACCATCAACTAAATTACAAATTACCGGATTTTTAATAGCAATAATACCATTCTTTGTATTTTGGTCTTCTAATTCTTCTCCAAGAATAATTCGTCCAACTTTATCTGTAAATAATTTTAATTTCATAATTTTTATTGTATATGTTTAACGAGAACGACCTTGTGGTGAATTAATATCAAATGTTTTACCATCACGTGTTTTTACTGACACGATTCCCTGTTTAAAAATCATACCACTTGATGGATCAACCCATTTTGCATTGGTTGTAATATTTCCCCACTTATCTGTAATATTTTCTAAACGAGGAGTTGTATTCATCCCACTAGGTGATACCTGAGGTACTGGATGAACATATACGTTATTTGTTTGATTATATAATGACATATTTTTAAATTGTTTGTTTAAATGTTATAAGTTCGTCAAATGCTTTATTAACATCAATTGATGAAGTGCATATCATAAGATCATCATTTAATATGTGTAATTGTTGTAATATGTTTTGATGATCTATAATACATGTTTTGCAATGTCCTTCTAATTGACTGTTATCATTTATAAATTTTAACTTATAATGCTTATATTTATCTAAAATAAATTTTGCATTTATTATATTGAATGGTAAATGAATTTCACAAACATCACCATCTACAATATACATATCACACTCATTTAGATAATAACCATTGTTACTAAGTGGTTTATCATCTAAATACAAAACATTATCATGCATTGATATATTTTCGTTTGTAATTTCTGTTGGTGTATAATACCCTGGATATTCAACATAATTACACTCTAATTTATATGGTTCAGGTATTATTGGAGGCCAACCAGCACCACTGTTTGCGGCTGTAATTACATAATTATACCTAACATTGCTATATCGTGTTCCATATACAATAATAATAACGTTTTGTATCAATTTACCATCTTCATATATTTCTATAAGATGGTCAGATTGAATATTTTTACGCTTAATTAAACTTTTCGTATATAAATCGTTTAAATTAATATTACAACCACAATATATTGAATAATGTACATTAGCATTAAAATGTGTAGTTTTAATATGTTGACCGTATATACTCACATTATATTTATATAAATTCACATTAAAACAATAGTCTGTAACACGTAATAATAGTCTACAATGTATCCTACTACAACTATATGAGTCACTGTGATATAATTTATACGTTAGCATAGTTTGGATCCCCTATTCTTTTATTAAATTTTGTTTCTAAGAACCTTATATAATTTGATGCATCTGCCAAATCTTCAAACGTACCTGTATCAAACCATATAATATTTTTCTCTGTTGCAATATGTAAGTCATTATTATTTAAATATGTTGTTAATAAATCTGTAATCTCTAGTTCACCACGTTTTGATGGATGCAATAATGAAGCTATTTCTGATGAATCACTATTCATATAATATATACCTGGTATGGCATACTTATACCCACACACAGTAGGCTTTTCAATAAATATGTTACCAACTGGATCATATACACCATATTGTGATGCATCTTTTACACCAACTTGAATTATGCAATTATGTTTATTATGTTGCTCTGCTAATTCAGATAATATTGGTAATTCACCTATAAATAAATTATCACCAAGAATCATCGTAGATGGTTGACCTTCTAAAAATTTAGATGCAACAATATATGCATCAGCAAGCCCTCTTGGTTCATCTTGTATTGCATATGATATTTTTATGTTGAATCGTCTACCATCACCTAATAACATTTCAAACAAGTGCTTAAACTCAGAACGACATATAATTAATATATCATCACATTTCTGTTTTAATAAAGTTGTAAGTGAATAATATATTGTTGGTTTATTATAAAGTGGTACTAAGCTCTTTGGAATACAAAAAGTTACCGGTTGTAGTCTAGAACCTGCACCACCAGCTAAAATAATACCTTTTTTAG